TTATCTGCTCAACATATCGTACATTTCTTGAGTCTCAAACCTGTCGTGGACCTTCATAAGTTCTGGAACCGCGTAACCTTTGATACCTTTTGCTTTGGCAAGCTTCTCTCTAACCATGCTAGGAATCTCAGCGTAGACACCGTTGGCCATTGGACCAATCATGCCTTCTGGCTGGTCAACAGGTTCCAAGTGGTAGCCAAACGCATCTCTCCACACAAACTTGTAAAGCGGAGCCTCTGGCGCTACTTCTTGTGTGAAGTAACCGTCAGGAATCTCAACCCCTAAAGTGATTTCTTTTTTACCCTCAAGCAAACCCTTGCTGCCAAACTTGCTAGTTGTTAAATATGCTCTGTTAAACGCCATTTTTTTTCTCCTTGTTAATTATCATTACTTACTAATTATAGGTTATCGTGTCGTTATGTGCAAGTTTTTATACAAATATATGTAAAATAATTTAGGCAAAAAAAAGGGACCCGAAGGTCCCTTTCTATAACAGTCAACGCTGCTACTCGTTATGCACCTTGTGAACCGTAGATTCCTCTCCAGTCACTAAAGCCGAAGCTGTAACGCTCACGAGCTTTGTAACGGATGTTACCAGTCGTGAAGTCAGGCTCCATAGATGTCTCCATCGGGCTTCTTTGGAACATCTTGAGGCCTTCGCCCTGGGATGTAACAGAAGTCAGAAGGAAGAAAGCATCTGGATCAGTTAGATAATGATTGACTGTGTAACCGCCAGAAAGAACACCAGTGCTCTTAATTGCGTTCAGGTCATTATCAGCAGATCCTGGTCTTCCTTGTGAATTTAAAATTCTGTCAGCAACAAACACTAGCTGTGGTGGAACCACAAGTTTGTCAGCCTGGACAGAAATCGTCAATCCACGGTCATCTGTAAAAGTAGCAATATCAATCAAAGCATCTTCTAATGAAGTCTCATTTAAGTCAGCCATTGATGTAGCTCTGTTAGCAGCTGTGCCACCGCCCGCTAGGACGTGCGCAGTGTTAATAAGAGATACGCCATCGCCACCTACATGAGATGAAGAGAATGCGTTGTTGAGTACGTCAGCGCCTTTGACTTCTTTGGTGTTAGCCATCGATTTCGCTAGTGCTTTTGTATATCTTTTACCTAAAGAATCGTAAAGGTTATCCTCTACAGCTTCTTCCGTTAAAGCAAATGCAAGCGCGATTGTATCGTGCGTATATCTGCTAGTGTAACTTTCAGTAGCCTGGTCGAAATCAACCGAGCCGCCTTCAGTTTTTGTTGGAGCGCCGCCAAAGCCTGTGATTAAAACTTCTTCCTCGAAAGCTCTTTGAGAGTCTTCTTGGGCAAAGATTTCAGCGTATTCGTTTGTGTATTCATCATACGACATACCGAATAAACTGTTCAGACCTGGTTCTAGCTCCTTCGCTAATTGTGCTCTTGAAATAGCCATTTATTAACTCCTTATGCTAGACCCGCAGCTTTCACACCAAATACATGATTCTGAATAACAGCATACACATTTGTATTGGAAGAGCCTACGTCTTGGTTATTGGGATCCTGAGAAATATCAATTACTTTCAGGGGTAAAGTTGCGGTTGTTGCACCTGTAGATACATCAACCTCATCTCCAGAAATACCAGTTTTGGTAGAACCAGAGTTTGTTTTGATAACATCGAAGTTACCGAGTAAATCCGCAACAGGGAAAGCTTCATCTGCTTGCACTTCATAAACGACCATAGGGTCATCAATGATGTTTGCAATGATGTCAGAAGCATTCGTAGATGCTGGATAGTAGTTACTAAATACCTGTTCGCCAGATGTTGGGTCAGTATATGAACAGCCGTTAAAAACTCCAATCAATGGTACAGTTCCGCCAACAGCGTGTATTTCTACACCTCCGCCAGTTACTTGCATTACCAAGTCGCCTTGGAAAATACTCGTGCCATAGTTTGCAGCAATTCTATAACGTGACTGTCCGCCATTATACGGAGCACCACCAATCATTTTCACAGGCTTTAGTCCAAAAGAAGCGTCTTTATTCGCCATCTTATATTCTCCTATTTATGATTAAGTACATTTCTGTACTGGTTATTTTTTGCCGAAAGATACTCTTGAATCCCTTTGGGGATCATACTTAACGTATTTACCATCTCTCCTAGATTCACTAAACATTGAATTGTCCAGTGCATCTACAGCGTCTTTACTTTTACCTTGGTAATAGTCTCTTCGCTCTTCAACGGTTTCGTTAGGTATTTTGGCAAGAAGTAATCCTTCATTGTAAACAATACCAGCGTGTCGGCTTTGATCGTCCGCTGTTGGTAGTTCCCAATCACTAGGAAGATCTGTACCTCTTACGAGTTCCCAACCTTCTCTTAAACGTCTACTGACATTTGCGCGATCTTCTTGTCCCAACATTGACTCCCTGATCCAACGGTATGTATACCCTGGAGGAGCCGGCGGCGTTTCTAACCTTCTTACTGGTCGCCATGGTTTTCTACGAGATTCTTTATCGTGAGCCTCGGATTCACGAGAGTTCCTGTTAGCAGTAACTTTTTTTTCTTCTGTCATTATATTGCCTCCCTAGATGCAATTCGTTGCTTTTCAGCTGCCACACGCTTTAACCATGCCTCTTCAGACATATTATGCGGTTTTAGCCCTCTAAGACGCTCTACTTCTGACTTAGAAAATGTTACGCCATTTTTCTTACCTTGTGTTTTTTGACGACCACTGCCTACAGTAGCTGAAGCAACTCTTTGCACAGAGGGTTTAGCTTCGACTTGCGCGTCTTTACTTGCACTTGCGTTCTGCAAATGCGGGTAAACTTTATAAACTCGATTGTTTAATTCTTCATAATAATCGTCACTGTCCGGCTCATGGCCTTCATTGATTAGATTATAGTGTTGGAAATATGCGTACTGAGTAGCTTCCAGGTTACCCTGGTCCTCTGCATCTCCATACCACTTGTTGTTTTCATACCAGGATAAAGCCTCATTTGTAGGCTCAACAACAGGTTGTGCTTGTTGTTGTACTGGCTGTGCTTGTATTTGTTGTTGATATTGAGCTTGTGCTTGTTCTTGTCTGTTTTTTGAAAGTCTATGCTTTTCTTTTTGGATGCTCAGATCACTTTTTAGTGTATCTGCTTTGCTCATTAAATCAGCATCGCCAGACTGTACGGCCTTTTTGTAAAGATCGTCAGCTTGTTGCTCTTTGGCAAGCAAGGCTTCTTCTTCTTTTTGTAGAACCGAACCAGCTTGTATTTGCGAATGGTTTCTTAATGCCTGGATCTCAGCTTCGCGCTGGTGAGCTATTTGCTCAGCCATTGCAGCTCTCTCTTCAGCGGCCCGCGTTTTAGCGTTTAGCTTGTTGATTCTTTTAGAAACCGATTTTGTATAAGTTTCTAGCTCTTCATCTGGGCTAGACTTAGCTTCTACTACAGCATCTTCTTCGACGCTTATTTCGATTTCTTGTTCTTCGGCTTGGTTTGCATTTTCTATCATAATTACACGCTCAGTATATCATCAGGATTCAAGATTGTGGCGATAACCTCGTCATCATTAATAATTCGGACCTCTGCGCCATCGTCCAATTTAAATCTAGCACCAGAATATCGGCCTATGAGAACCCACTGTTTCTCTTCGCACCACTTTTCTTCGCCATATTTATCTTTGTCTCCGTAACATAAAGGACCTTGTTTGACGACATAAGCAACCACTGTTGCCAGGGCTTCTTTGTCTATGGTTTTTTGTGTAAGTAAAATACCACCGTCCGAAGTCTTTTTACCACCGTAAGGTAGCACAAGCATTCTCCAACCTGTCGGTTGCGGCATACGATCTAAAGCAGACTGTTCTAGAATTGTGGGGTCCAAAACCCTTTCGTCCTGATCCACATAAGCGTCTAAAACTGTTTCCGATTTTGCCATACTATTTTTCCTTGTTAAGTTCCTTTAGTTCACCTTCGATATAGTATAACGCATTTAGCTCGCCTTGCAAAAATTTATAATGTTCTATACTTTCTAGTGCTCCGGACATAAGTGTCTCAGAGATCTGTTTTTCTCGTTCTCTGATTAACTTCTTAACAACGTCGAAATAAGTAAGGTCTTCCATACTGATTAATTTCTTACTTTAAACTTTAAGCCTTTAGTCGCCGCGCCCTTGCCCTTCATATCAACAATAGCTGTTACGCCCTTGTTTTTACCGATAGCATTAGGGTTGGGTTTGTCAAAAGACTTATTGTTTGGCACTTTTTTAATAGCCATAAATACTCCTATTTTTTATTGGTTGAACCTTTAGGTCTGCCTCGTGACTTTCCTTTA